TATGATTGTAATAGGTACTTTAACCTTATATCCATTAACTATTTCTAGTGCTGATTGTAAAAAGTTAGCCATGATGTATGCGTTGTTATCAAAACTTCCATATTCTTTTTGTTTCTTCTCTAACATTTGCTTGACCATTTTTTCGCCAATGTCTATCCATTTTATATTATCGTCTTTTCCCATATTACTCCTTTAATTTTATTTGCAGATACAACCCATCATTGCACCAGTATTATCATTCATCATGTGTAGATTTAAAGTATCTACATAACCAGTTAATTTAATTCTTAATAAATTACACAAGTCCATACAATCAATTTCATTAAATAACTTTATATCTTCAACCATATTACTTGTGATTGGTATAAGATGATAAAGACCATCATTTAATATTATAAGTTCCATAGTTTAAAAGGGGTGGCAGAGCTAACTAACCGATCAAGGGAGCTAAAACAAGAGGCTTGTTTTAACAAAAACTACCACCCCATCTATTACAATTAACCTTGTTTAGGTTTTCTTTCTTGTAATTTATGAACAACTTTGCCATCATCTTTGGTATTAATCCATTCAGTAAGATTGATGGTATCACCTTTTTTTAAATCTTGGCTGACCTTAAATGATCCCCAAAATTTTTCAGGATTTTCATTATCTCTGTTTAGATAACCTTCGCCTTCTTTTAGTTCAAAAGCCATAGTCTAACTCCTTCTTTGTTTGGTTATTTGATTTCTTAATGCGTTAAATGTTTTAAATTGATCTGTCTTTGTGAACGCATCCCAACCCATAGACTGATTTATTCTGGTTTTAAGACTTTCAATATCACTTCTTAAGACCGAAGAATTTTTTTTATCTTTGTTATTTTTTATTTTTTCTAAAGCACCAGCAATATAAATTTTATCTACATTGTCTTTCTTTGGTTCTTGCTTTACTTCTATTTTTTTTACCTGAACATTTTCAAACTTATCATCCACTTCATCATCTGAATAAACAAAACCATGTATGCCAATTAATTTTAATATAGCTCTATCAACTGCTCTTTTCTCTGCCATTGCATAAGGATAACCATTTTTATTATTCTTTGGTGTGGCTTCGCCATAAGTTATAACCTTTGCTTTGCCAAGACTAGCAGTACATTTAATTGCAACCACACCTTCTGCTGAATTTTTCTCAACTTCATCTAAACTATCTATGGAAACACCTTTGTTTTGTCCTGCTATTTCTATGTATCTATGCTTCATACAAGTAGCACCATGTTTTTCCCATAAGCATTCAGAGGGATTAAACTTTAATTCATTTAAAATATCTTTTACGATAGGATCAATCTTCATTTTTTTACCTTTCTTATTTTTGGTTTGGGTCTTAATGATTTTAAAACTTTATCTTTAAAAGCTAAATCATCCTTTAATTTAGCCAAAGATTTTTGATATTCTTCATTAGCAATCTTCATAGTTTCATCCCTTTCAAGAAGTTTCTGATCCCTAATTTTTAATTCTTGTTTAAATTTTCTATTCTCTGTTTGTAATTGAGCTAGTGTTTGCATTAATTTATCTGACATAAGGAATAAAACCTCCATTTCTTCTACTTTCTAAAACTTGACAAGATAATTTTTGTGAAGTTTTAGACCTTACTTTAAATTTTTTTTCTAATTTAAATTCTGTATCCCAAATATTAATTAGATTTATTTTTCCTTTATTTTTTTTAGATATTTTTTCAAACTCATTAATAATAAATCTAATCATCTTGCACCATTTCTTATAGTTTTTCATAAAAGTCCTCCAACCTTTGCATATCTTCTTCTTCATAGTTCTTTAGCATAAAATTAGATTTATAATTTCTAATTTCAGACCAATCCACATCAATTAAACAAGCCAATCTTTTAATGCTACCATTGGCAGCTCTTAATAGTTCTTGTCTTTTTATGTTTATTTGTATGAATTTTCTAAAAAAATATTCCAAACCTTTTAGGGTAAGTTCCCAACAATTATCAGGTGTAAAAATTGTATAATCAGCTTCTGATACATAAATTAAATATGGTTTATATTTGTTATTAAAATGTTTTGAATATACTGCTGTTTGAATGCAATGAGTAAATTGAGGTTGTTTTATTAATTGTGATTTAGAATATACCCAATCCCCAATTCTATTTATATTACTATCTTTTCTATTAACTTTAAGTGGTGATTTTCTGACACTACCAAACCTATTTTTATGTTCTGTTTGCTTTAATTCATTATCATTTACACAATCTATTTGACCTTCTGTTGCTAAATTTAATGTTTGATCCATGTATTTATCATCATACCAATCAGAAAAAGGGTGTTCTATTTTCCAACCTGAAAAATTATCTGATACTTCATTGATAGCTTCCAAGTGTTTTTCAACATAGCTTTTGACATACTTTAAAATAAATTGTGCTTTAATACCTTCATTCTCACTAAATTTAAACTGATCTATATGATTTTTAAAATGATGCTCTACATCTTCAATCTTTGCCTGACCTACTAATATGTTTTGAAACCATTCATGGATAAATGTACCAGCTTTAAAACTTATTGATGGTCTTTCTGATTTAAATTTTAGATGTGGGGATAAATGATATTTAATAAACCATACCCAATTACTTAATGCTGTTTGACTAGGTGAGCTTGTTGCTTTGTTAAAATCACCTTCTGTCCAAGCTGTATCTGTAAATCTTTCTTTCATCTGATTTGGTTATTTACAGATTATTTACAAATAAGTCAATACTTTTATTTGCTTTATTTATTTTATTGTGTATGTAGTATAAATGTCTTTGGAAAAGGTAGATTTAAATTGGGAAGAAATATTATCAGGTGCAATTACTGGGATTGTCAGGGAAACAGAAAGCCTAAAAGCTAATATACAATGGGGTCATGGTGCTTCATTTGATAGGTATCAAAAGTGGGGTAAAACAATTTCAGGTTGTCTTGCAGAGATGGCTTTGGCTAAAATTATGAAATCGTATTTTACACATTCTGTTAATAACTTTCAAGGTAAGGATTTAATTATTAATGATAAGCCAGTTCAGGTAAGATCACAATTATTTTCCAAATCTTACAAGTCATTGATAATAAGAAAAGGATTTAAAGCTGAAGATTATTATTTCTATGTATCGGATGATACCCCAACTTTTTATTTTCATGGCTACATTCAAGCAAAAGATTGTCAGAAATGTGGCACTTGGACTAACTTTGGTAAACAAACAAGACCTTTTGTTTGGTCTGTTGATATTGATAAACTTAAACCAATAGAGGAGTTTAAAAATGAGTGATGTTAAATGTTCTTTGTTGAAACCTTTTGGCTCAACAATTTTAAAATCAGAATTACCTGATGATTTGGTCAAAGATTTTTCTAATGACTTATCTAAAATAAGACAAGACCCAAAACTAGTTGATGAACATAAATTCGGACACAAATTGGCAGGTAATTTATATAAAGAATTATTAATTAGCCATGACACAATGTTAAAATGGAAACAGAAATATTTTGATAGATTAATTGTTCACTATGCTACATCCCATTACAAAGAAAAATCTGTGCGTCAAGTCATCATAACTTCGGCATGGCATAATATACAAAAGTCAGGGGATTTTAATCCATGCCATACTCATACACATTTTGAGGATCGTTTTGTTTCACCTGACATTTCTTCTGTTGGATATATAAAGCTACCACAATCTATGAGTGAATATAAACACACCAAACCTCATCATTCAGTTGGTGGATTTATTGAATTTATGGAAGGTACAGAGGACATATTCACAAATGCTAACTATTTATTACAACCCATATTGAAAGACTTCTATATATTTCCTTCATCTTTGCGTCATGCTGTATATCCTTTTCATTCTTCTTCTGATACTGATGAAAGAATATCATTTAGTTTTAATGCAAAGGTAGTCTTTGATGAAAGCTAGTTTAGAACCATTCTTAAAAGTACCCCATTCTTTATTGGATAATGAGGTTCTTACCTCCCATGAAAAATGCCTCTATATGCTTCTGACAAGGCTTCAGACTGCGAAAAGAGGGT